TTTTAAAATTTGCAGAAAAAGAAGAGTGGATACCATTTACAATATCTTTTGGTAAAGTAGGTGGTGATGAAAATGGAGAGATTGCATTTATTGTAACAACTTGGATTAAACAAGGAACTACACAACAAATGGTAACAATGCAAGCTCCCAACGGAACCGAATCGTGTATATTATACATAAGTTTTGACGCTACAGTAAATCCAGATTTATTGTCAAAGGGTTTAAACTTATAAAAAGAATTAGTCGTTGACGACAATTATGGTAGACATACTGGACGAGGGTGCGATTCCCTCCAGCTCCACCATAACTACATGAAGAGATTAACACAGACAATTTTCATGTAGTTTTGATGGGGCTGAACTAGGATCGACAGGTGTTGAGAAAATTGTAAGAGATTAATAGGTGGCAACCTTTCATGCTAATTAAACGCAAACGATAATAACTTTGCATTAGCAGCTTAGGCTGTTTAGGGTTTTGTGGATTGTACCTCGTAACAGAAACAATCCACGCTTTACAAATTTAACAACAAGTGATATATTAATAATATGAATAGCAAAGAATTTAGTTTAATTATAGAGGGTGTTGTTAAAGAAAAAAGACCAATATCTTACATGGACGCAATACTATGGTATTGTGAACAGAATCAAATCGAAGTCGAAACAGTTGGTCGACTTATCTCAAAAGCACTAAAAGAAAAAATACAAGTTGAAGCTTCAAATGCTAAACTTTTGAAAATTGAGGAGACGGGAAAATTACCAGTATGAACATTGAATTGATTGATAAAATGGGTAGTGACTTATCAGTTGTAAATGCAGCTCGTGTATCATTTAATAAAAAGAAAAGTGAGTTTGATGAGAAAGATGAAAAATTAATTAAGTATCTTGCTGAACATGACCATTGGTCACCTTTTGGTCATACCACTTTACAGTTTTTAATCAAAGCACCTGTGTTTGTTGCAAGACAATTAGTAAAACACCAAGTTGGTTTAGTGTGGAATGAAGTAAGTCGAAGATATGTAGATACACCACCAGAGTTTTATGTACCTTTTATTTGGCGTGGTGCACCAGAAAATAAAAAACAAGGTTCGAGTGAGAAAGAAATAGAGTTTGATATTACAGATGTGGTACAGGCATGTAAAACAGTTTATAATGATATGATTGAAGAAGGCATTGCTCCTGAAATGGCTAGAATGGTTTTACCACAAAACATGATGACAGAGTGGTACTGGACAGGTTCAGTAATGGCATTTGCTCGTGTATGTAATTTAAGAAATAAACCAGACTCACAAGAAGAAACAAGAATGATAACCCAACAAATGGCAAAACATTTAAAAGACCATTTTCCAATTAGTGCAAAGTATTTGTTAGATGAAAAAGTATAAAGACAGAATTGATGATTTTTTTAAATGGGTAAAAGGTACTGAACTTGTCGAGTTAGATGACATTGATGTATCAGAGGATCCTGTTAGACCAGAGTTGACACTCGGTTTTAGAATCACTCATGGTAGAAAGATATTTGGTCTAAAATATAATGATGAAATTGAAGCAATTGTATGTACAGCATTTTGTCCTGAAGTACCATTTACAGTAAGAGAAATGGATTACATGTCGCAGGCTGCCAATCAAGATGGTCAAAGAGGTTCAATTTGTGTTGCATATACTGTATGGTCTAGGAAAAGAGGTGCAGGTAAAGAGATTATTAAAAAACTTGCCGAATGGGCTGATACACAAAATTTTGAAAGATTGGTAACTTTATCACCACTTACACCTATGGCTACACACTTTCATATTAGAAATGGTGCAAAACAGGTACATATTAATGAAGAGACACAAAATTTTGAATATAAATTATAATTATGTATGGTGGATTTGATGTATTTAAAACTTACTTGGCTGTTAAAAATCATTTTACTACCGATTATGATTACAATAAGTATGGTGGAAGAGTTACAGCAAAGTTGGAAAGCTTTACGAAACGGCCAGATAGGTACTTTTTTCATAAACTTTCTAAAAGATATAATGAGCGAGACATATTGGATTATTTTGTTTCTAATTTTGCTCTTGATGGTAATAAGTGGGTTGGTAATATTGTAGGCAATGAAGGTTCTGAGAATTATACCAAGTGGCGAAAGTATAAAGAGTCGTTTGACTATCATTTTAGAAACGATTGTGTATCTATCAATAATGACCTTAGCAACCGTGGCATTTCTTTTAATGATGGTTTTCTCGTTAATTCAGGCCAACATCCTAGAATTTTACGATTACATATTCAAAAGAAAATTCACATCCAGACCACCGTCATTCTTGATTCAGTATTATCGTTTAGCAAGGTATGGAATAAAGAAATTGATGAAAAAGTTGTATGGCCTAAAATCGCACATACGCTTGCCAAATTAAAACCATTTGTGATATATAATGAAACACAAGTAAAACTAACATTAAAAGATGTATTTGTAAATGAAAGAGATTAAACCAATAGACGAAAAATTAGATGAAAAGATTGCTAAATTAAATAGTAGTAGAGTATATAAAAAGATAACACCAAAAGGTGACTTATCTTGGTATATTAAATGGGCAAGTAGTGTGCTGTTGATTATTGCTATGGTAATGACTTCAGTAAATATTTTTCCTTACAACTTGTATCCTGCAATTCTAGGTATGACAGGTTGGTTAATTGTAGGATTGCTATGGCACGATAGAGCGCTGATAGTATTAAACGCAATATCTATGGCTATCTATGCTATGGGTATTATTAATAGTTGGATAGGACAATGATAAAGACAATTAAAGATTTTTGGTTATCATCTTACGAATCAGATAAGGTGGCATTTTACTATGAGTTAGTAAGTTTTATTTTTATTGTAGGTGCAAGTATGACAATGGCATTTACAGCAGATAATCCAGATATGAGATACATTTATCCAGGATACTTTTTAGGAAGTTTGACAGCCGTATATGCACACTATCGTAGAAAGTTGGCATGGCCTACAATGTTAGTAAGTTATTTTACAATCGTAAATGTGTTTGGTTGGACAGTAGCAATGGGGTGGTTTTGAAAAGAGTTTTTTGTATAGGCAATGGTGAAAGTAGAAAAGGTTTTGACTTATCAAAGTTAAGACAGTTTGGTAACATTTATGGTTGCAATGCATTATACAGAGACTTTATGCCAGATGTATTGACTGCTGTTGACCATGGTATTATGCATGAGATATATCATGCTGGTGTAGCACAAAAGATACCTTGTTATTTTAGAGATTGGACTAAAGTGCCTGCTATGACATATGAACCAATGATATATGGTGGTATGGAAAAGTTAGAAGCCGACAATCATCTAAAAGAAATATTAGTTTCAAATGAAAGAAACAATGCACAAGAATATGTTATGCATGGTGCTAAACTATCTGGTATTGTTGACATGATAAAAAGAAACGGTGAGAAATATAAAAAGAATATTAACAACGCACAAATTAAAGTGTCATGGATACAGGATCCAGATTATTCACATAGTATAGCAGATTTAGAACCATATCCCGGTCAAGTGACAGGTGATTTTGGTTGGGCTTGTGGTGCTAGTAGTGCTTATGTATCTGTGCTAAGAGAAAAACCTGATGAAATCTATATGATAGGACATGATATTAATAGTACAGATAATCATGTCAATAATTTATATAAGAGTACAAAACATTATGTCGCAAAAGAAAATGGTCCAACACCAGGTGTTAATTGGATTAGACAATGGCGAACACTTATGGATTGGTACCCCAATATCAAGTTTTATAAAATTAACAGATTTAATGACGGCCGTGATAAGGTCAATGGTCCTATTTCTGAATGGGACGGTAAACAAAATTTAATATACGCTGATTATTCCACGCTTGACAATCTAGCGTAAATGGTGTATATTAATAAACAATGCGTAACAATTTTACAATTGCAAGTGTATTATTCTTTCTGGCTGAATATAGCTTAAGAGGGCTAAAGGCATGGGCATGGAGGGTTACGGCCGAGTGGCTGAAGACACCATGTTTAGTTTTGAGTAGGGACTATCTTTCTCATAGATGGACTCTTCCCGGAAGATTGTGGGTGCGTTCCAACTAATCCCACGAAAGACGCATTGTTTAATTATTAGAGGATATTATGAAGCAACATACATTTAAATTTAGAACTGGTGATACAGATGAAATTGGTGGCTGTTCATTTATTGGCGGCTCATGGGTAGATAAAACTACAGATGAATTATTTAAAGGCAAAAGAATTTTATTGTTTAGTTTGCCTGGTGCATTTACACCAACATGCTCTGGTCAACAATTACCAACTTATGATAATATGTTCCTAGACTTCAAAGAAAAGGGTATTGATGATGTATATTGCATATCTGTAAATGACGCCTTTGTAATGAATGCTTGGGCAAGAGATTTAGGAATAACACAGGTTAAAATGATACCAGATGGTTGTGGTACATTTACAAGAAACATGGGAATGTTAGTAAATAAACCAGCACAAGGTTTTGGTATGAGGTCTTGGAGATACGCAGCTATTATAAATGATGGTGAAGTTGAGAAGATGTTTGAAGAACCAGGTTTTAACAACTTTTCAGATGATGATGACCCATATGAGGTTTCTACACCTGAAAATGTAATGAATTATTTAACGGCAGAGACTATAACTGTTATAAATAATACTGATGGCGATTATACAGCCAACACAAAGACAACGAACACATAAAATACAAGGAGAAAAATTATGGATTTTGAAAGTCTAAAAAAGTCGTCAAGTAACTTTGACGCAATCACAAAAGCTCTGGAAACAAAACTTGCTCCAGAAGACCAATCAAACAAAAACAAATACCAAGATGACAGGTTGTGGAAACCTGAACTTGATAAAACAGGTAACGGCTATGCTGTTATTCGTTTTCTACCTGCCTCTAATGGTGAAGAAATGCCATGGCAAAGAGTATGGTCACATGCCTTTCAAGACAAAGGTGGTTGGTATATTGAAAACTCATTAACAACTCTTAATCAAAAAGACCCGGTGTCTGAAGAGAATACAAGACTTTGGAATACTGGTGTTGATAGTGACAAAGAGATTGCTAGAAAGCGTAAGAGAAAATTATCTTATTATTCTAACATCTATGTTGTTAGTGACCCAAAACATCCTGAAAATGAGGGTAAAGTTTTCTTGTTTAAGTTTGGTAAAAAAATCTTTGATAAGATTACTGAAGCAATGCAACCAGCTTTTGAAGATGAACAAGCAATTAACCCATTTGATTTTTGGAAAGGTGCAAACTTTAAACTAAAAATCAGAAAAGTTGATGGTTATTGGAACTATGACAAATCTGAATTTGAGGGTGTGTCGCAAGTAAAAGAGTCAGATGACGAAATCAAAGCGATATGGGAAAAACAATACCCTCTAAAAGCATTTGTTGACCCTAGTAATTTTAAGACCTATGACGAACTCAAAGAGAAACTGAATAGGGTAATTACGGGTACGCAAAGCACGGTAACAGTAGACTCTGTAGACCTCCCACCACAGACTACAACTTCCGTGGAAATGCCAAAGGTAAGCGAATCTAAGCCTGCTAGTGACGAGGATGATACCCTCGACTATTTTAGTAAATTAGCAGACGAAGATTAATCCTTTCTCTCTCTTTACCGAAAGCATTGACCCTTAGCGAGAAATCGCTAAGGGTTTTCTTATAAATAGTGGTATGGCAATTGATATATTTGAACCACTAAAAGATTTACAAGGTAACAAACAAAAGGGTGCTAATTGGTACAGAAATGCTGTATCACTTATTGCAGATAGAACTAGCCCTAGTGAGTTGTTTGCCTCAGGTAAATTATTAGGTAGACCTAGTGCTGGTCGTATGAGTATGTTCTTCTATGACCCTAAAACAAAAGCACGATTACCATATTATGACACATTCCCTTTAGTATTACCTATAGAACCAGCGAAAGGTGGTTTTATTGGTTTAAATTTTCATTATTTGCCTTATGGTGCTAGATTTGCATTTTTACAACAATTACAATCATATGCTAGTAATGCAAAGTTTGACCAATCAACAAAAATTCAAGCTTCGTATAATGCAATAAAGAACAATAAATATACAAAAGCAAGTATTAAGAGATATTTGTACTCTCATGTAAGGTCAAACTTTTTAAGAGTAGATGTAAACGAGATGGCATTAGCAGCTTATTTACCAGTAGCACAGTTTCAAGGTGCAACAATTGGTTCTGTTTTTGCAAAAAGTAGGAAAACATTTTAATGGCAAAATTAGGCGACCCAACAGATTTCAGTTATCGAGTTAAAAAGGTAACAAAAGTGGTAGACGGTGATACTATAGATGTAACACTTGATATGGGATTTGATATTTTATATCAACAAAGAGTTAGACTATTTGGTATTGATACACCAGAATCAAGAACTAGAGATAAAGTAGAAAAAAAATATGGTTTACTATCTAAAAAATTTCTACAAGAACAATTAAAGAATGCTAAGAAAGTTAGTATTAAAACTTACAAAGGTGATGAAACAGGTAAGTTTGGTAGAATACTAGGTGATGTTTTTATTGATGGCAAATCAGTTAACAGTTTGATGTGTCAAAAAGGACATGCAGTAGAATATTATGGTCAAAGTAAAGATGATGTTGAAGCTGCACATTTAAAAAACAGAAAAAGGCATAAAGTATAATGGCAATTTTAAGAGGCGGTAGAAGAATAGGTAATTACGATATCAGAATAGGTATGCCTAGAGATAGGTCACTTGTTGATGTTGCAAAAGACCCTAGATTAAAAAGACAGCCTGGTGGTGCAGGTACAATACAAAGATTTCTTGCACAAGTAAATCAAGGCGAAGGTTTTGCTAGGTCAAATAGATTTATTGTCAGAATAAATCCTCCTGTAAAAATTGAAACTGATAACAATAAATTACCACCATCACAACGATTTAGCGGGCAGCCTAACAATGAGTTACAAGGCACAACAATGATTGAAAATGTTGATATGATGTGTAACAAAGTTACTATGCCTAACAGAGACATTGCCACAGCACCACACTTGATGTATGGACCAAGAAGAGAAATGCCATATGCTTATCAATATTCTGCTAATGTAGAATGTACATTTTATGGCGACAAATTTTTAAGACAAAGAATGTTTTTTGAAAACTGGCAGAAAAAAATTATTGACATAAAATCACACAATTTAGATTACTATGACAATTATGTTGGTTCTATGGACATTATGCAATTAGGTCAATTTGATAGCAAACAAGATGATGACGCTAGAGTTACATATGCTGTCAGATTATTTGAAGTTTATCCACAAACGATTGGTTCATTTGATTTAGGGCATGGTAATAATAATCAAATTACCGAAGTGCCAGTAACTTTAAACTTTAGAACATGGGCTAATTTAACAATTGATGATATTGCAAGTGCTACAGTTGGTAAATCAGAGGGTGATGTGCCTACAATTAAAGCAAGTAAAGATTTCGGATTGTTTAGTGGTATATTGGGTAAACTACCACCAGAATTACAAAGAGCTGGTAGAGATGTATTACAAACAACAAGAAGAAACCTACCTATTGGTAGAGTTACAGGTGGTAGATTATTTCCGCCATTTGGATAAAATTAAATTATAAAGGAGATATATTATGGCATTGCCTATATTAGAAACAGCGACATATGAGTTGACCTTACCATCAGCAGATGTGGTTGTAAAGTATAGACCATTTCTTGTAAAAGAGGAAAAGGTCTTATTACAGGCGTTAGAATCGAGTGATGATGTTGAAATAAAAAATGCAATTAAAGATATTGTATCAACATGTACATTTGGTCAACTAGACGCAAGTAAATTACCTACATTTGATTTAGAATATGTGTTCTTACAAATTAGGTCAAAATCAGTTGGTGAATTAGCAAAAGTTAGATTACTTTGTCCAGATGATAAAGAAACTCATGTTGAAAAAGAAATTGATTTATCAAAAATTGAGGTTCAGGTTGATGATGAACACTCAAATGAAATAAAAATTAATGATAATGTAAAAATGATTATGAAATACCCTACTATTGACACAGTTGACCCTAAGTTGAATGTAAAGGGTATGAAGACACAACAAGTTTTTGATATGATTACTGGTTGTATTCATTCAATTATTGAAGGTGAAAAAGAACATTTTGTTAAAGATTATACAAAAGAAGAACTAAACAATTTTATTGAAAATTTAGATAGAAAATCTTTTGATAGTTTAAATAAGTTTTTTGATACTATGCCTCAATTGAGACATGAGATTGAAGTAGAGAATCCTAAAACTAAAGTGAAAAGTAAAGTAGTGTTGAAGGGAGCGCAAGATTTTTTCGTATTGCCCTCTCTCACGACAGCTTAGAGAATTACTTTAAGGTGAATTTTGCGTTAATGCAACATCATAAATATTCTTTAGCAGAGCTAGAGGGTATGCTACCTTGGGAGAGGGAAATATATGTGGATTTATTAGTCACCCACATAAAAGAAGAAAACGAAAAAGCAAGAGAACGAGAGAGAAGGAAATAATGGCTGAACAAACTAAAAAAGTCAACCTAGAATTAGAGATTGACACAAATACAGTTGATAGTAGTAAGAACAAATACCAACCATTAATTGATATGGCAAGAGCTGTTGACGCATGGAGAATATTTCCAAGATTGTTTTTAACAGTTTACATCATATTATTATATAAATGTGTAATATGGTATATGAACTTGGCTGCTCCAACTATGGAACAAAGTGGGTTAATCAGTATCGTAGTAGGTGCTGGCGCTGCCTGGTTTGGTCTATACACAGGAACAAGTAAGAAGAGTAAATAGAAATGGCTTTGAGAGATTCAATAGTAGGTGCAATAACGGCTGGACAAGGGGCAGTTGGTTCTGCCTTGACAGGTGGTGGCGCTGCCATTGCTTCAAATGATAATGGTACAATACCTTTATTAGAAGACCTACGAAGTATCTCCAGAGAAAACGAAGGCAA